GATGAAGAAGTTTAAAGATGATAAATAAACATATATAGAGATATATAAGTAGGTACAATAGTGTACCCAACCCCAACTTAAAAAAGGATATTGACATGACAATGAATGAAACTCATGGTATTACTGAAGATGCAGTCACTGGGAATGCAGACACAGGCCAAACAAATGACTCCCAGGTTGAAAACACAGTTAAGACATTTACGCAAGATGAAGTAAATGAATTGATTGGTAAACGTGTTGCCCAAGTTAACAAAAAGTTTGACGGCGTTGACATGGAAGAATACAAAGCACTCAAAGGTTTGAAAGAACAAGTTGAGGAAGAGCAACTTATTAAGAAAGAAGATTTTAATAGTGTACTCAAGAAGCATAAAGAAAAAGCTGATGCGGAAGTATCTAGGCTTAGAAATGAACTTGAAACTATTAAAATTGACGGCGCACTGATTAATGCTTCAAGTAGAGCAAAAGCAGTAAGCCCTGAACATGTGGCTCAACTATTGAGAAAGAACGTAAACCTAGGTGAGGATGGCAACGTAGTTGTCTTAGACTCAGAAGGTAAAACTAGATATACAGATAATGCAGATCTAATGTCAGTTGATAACCTAGTGGAAGAGTTCCTATCAAGCAACCAGTATTTTAAAGCTTCAGGTCCTAGTGGCAGTGGAGCAAGTGGTAACACTAATAATGCAACCCAGCAGAGTCTGGATCTTGCACAACTTGATATGAACAATCCTGAGCACAGAAAACTCTATACAGAGATGAAGCGTCAAGGGAAAGTTTAAATTTATAACCATATATAAGGAAAATTAAAATGGCTTACGCAAATGAATATGGATCCGGTATCAACTTAGATGCTTTGATGGTCCCAGTACAATCAGCTACAGTTTATGCAGCACAAGAAACTAGTCTTTACCTACCAGGTCTACTAGTACCAACACAACAAGTACCAGCAGGTTCAGCATCAGCACAAGTTGCTGTTATGGGACAGGTTACAGCAACAACAGTTACTAACAATGGTGACGGTACACAAGAAACAGATCCAGGTGTGGATTTCCCAAACCAACTACCAGCTAACACTAAGAAGACTATTGATTTAGACCTTCTAGCTAGCCGCACAGTTATCCGTGATTTAGGTGGAGCAGACTTTAATGACTTTGGCCGCATCCTAGGTAACAGTATTGCTAAAGCAATTGACACACGTGTATCAGTAAAACTTGGTTCACTAACAGCACAAGAAGGCACTGAAGCTAACTTGCTAAATGAAATGTTCAAAGCAATTGGCGCAATCCGTGCCGCTGGTGAAACAGGCGCACTTAACTGTGTAGTTTCAGCCGCAGCATATGCTGGCTTTATGACAATCATTGGTTCATCTGCTTATGCAGGTGGTGACACACAGAACCAAGCAATGCGCTCAGGTTTCATTGGTAATGTAGCAGGTGTTCCTTGTTACGTATCAGCATACCTAACAGATGCTAACACTGGTCTTACTAACACTAAGTTTGCAGTATTCTCAGCTGACGCAATGCGTATGGCTATGCAAGGTGGCGTTAAAGTTGAATTTGAACGCCGTGCCGCAGCAGTTGGTACAGATATTGTTGCTTCAGCAGCATTTGGTGTTGACGTTCTTGATGCTACACGTGGTATCATTGTACAAGACGCAGCATAATATAGCTTACTAAAGCAAGCTAGGGGCTTAGGTCCCTAGCTATTTTACAGGAGAAGAAAATGGCATTTGCTAACAATACAAATTTACAAGATTACGCTCCAGAAGTGTTCCAACAAGGAGTTGATGACTGGACAGATGAACTGGCACACGCACAGATTGATGTTACTAACATGATTCAATTTAAATGGTGGAACAAATTCTACAGCAGAAGTCAATTTGATGCTAGCAAGCTAGTTGAGACACAGTGGACTAAAACTACTGTCTATCAAGCTTTATATGCATACATACTTCCTAAGTTGAGCACGTTTAGACCAGAGGGTGATCCTTTCAGAGAACAGATACTTTTTTACAAAGAAAGATATCAAGATGAATGGGAACTACAATTTGGTGTAGGCATCAAGTATGACTTTGATGGTGACGGAACTATTGATATCAATACAGACGTTAAACAAGTAAGTCAAACTAGGTTGTACAGATAATGGCACGTAGAGAAGATATACTAGTAGAAATAGTTGATCTGTTAAAAGCTCAACGTAGTGTAAAACTAGGCAAAGTTCAAAGGGATCCAATTGATCCTGACCAACTAGCCAAGACTGCATTTCCAGCAGTTTATATTGAAACCACTGATGAGGATATTGAAGATTTAACAATGTCAATGGGTCCAGGTGGATTGATACGTAAGGGAATGATGGAAGTCAATGTAGTTCTAATAGTAGGTGGAAAAGAGCGTGACACGCAAAGAAATATTGCAGTAGAAGCTATTGAAAACACACTAATGGAAGATAGATCATTGGACGGTACTGTAGAAGATATTAGGCTCACAAGAGTAGAGACTGTAACAACTGGTGAAAGCGCACCTTTTGCAAGTTGTAGAATGATATTCCTAGCGGAATATTGTTATCAATTAAACCAAACATAAGGAAGAAATAAAATGGCATGTCTAAGTGGAAAAAACGGTGCTCTTTCAGTTGATAATGGAGCTACTAACATAGCTCAATTAACAGCATGGAACATCACACAAAACGCAGAAACAATTGAAGCATCATACATGGGTGCTGATTGGAAATGTGTAAAGCCAGGAATGGCAAGTTGGGAAGGATCTGCAGAAGCAGTATTTGACACAACAGAAGGATACCCAGTTATTGGGACAGTAGTGCAATTAATTGCATATGAAGTAGTAGGAACGGCAACCTATACAGGTGACGCAATTGTAACTTCAATTGAAACAGCAGTTGGTGTTGAAGATATGATTACAGTATCTTTATCATTTACTGGTGATGGCGCTTTGGTTACCTCAGCGTAAAAGAAAAAGGACAGGACTATGGCTGATTCAAGAGATAGTATGAAAAAAGAACTGTATGCTGAAATAAGCAAAGACCTGTCCACTTTTTCTAGAGACTTTGCGGCAGCATTACGTGCAACCACCCCTATTGATACAGGTAGAGCACGTCAAGGTTGGCAAAATGTCTATAAAGGGATTAATGGAAGAAAGATCATTCCATTAGCAAAGAACCATGTTCCATATATTGGAGTATTGGATACTAACAGAACAAGCAGACAGGCACCCAACGGGATAGTTGAAGTGGCACTGAGATCTGCATTAGCAACAAGGAAATAAATTATGAGCGTTATTACAAAAGCAAGAGGTCACTTTAAAGACCAACTAGCAGGTGAGATGAAAAGTATTGAAGTACCTGAATGGGATACAGTAGTATACTTTAAACCAGTATCAACCTTTGCACAAGAACAAAAAACTCTTGAACTACATGCAAAAGGTGAATTGGTAGCAGCCCTGGTAGAAACATTAATTCAAAAAGCATATGACAAAAACGGTAAGCGTATGTTTACACATGGTGACAGAGATGTACTAATGCGTGAAGTGGATCCAAATGTAATCATCAAAGTATGTACTGCAATCAATGCAGCCAGTGGTGAGGCAGCTGAAACTCTGGGAAACTAACAGAGGATCTTGATACACTCTTTCTCTTTAAAATTGCTGGGGAAATGGGCCAAAGTGTGGAATGGATCCTACACAACGTAAGCACACTTGAACTAGCAGGCTGGGCTAAATATTATGAATACCAGTACCAGCAATCTAAGGGGAAATAAATGGCAGATTACAATATTAACATTAACGCCAAGGACAATGCTAGCGGAGCAATCAGCAAAGTTAGTGGAGGCCTAGGTGGATTAACAGCTAGTGCAGGTAGATTTAGAGCAGCAATAGGAGTGGCAGGTGCCGCTTTTGCTGCTTTAGGTGCTGTTAAAATTGTGGGTGATAAGATCACTGCAATGGATGACTTAGCTAAATCAGCTAGGAGTGCAGGCGCAGCAATGAGTGGTGAAGCTTTTGAAGGCTTCCAAGTAATGAGACAAGCTATGAATGAAGCAGGCATTGATGCCGCTACATTTGATAGAGCAATGTTACAAACAACTTCAAGACTACAAGCTGGTACAGAAGGACAAAAGTCTTTTGCCGCAATCACTGATAAATTAGGTGATAGTATCAAGGGCATGAATGGTGAATTAAAGTCAGGTCCTGAGCTACTACAATCAATGATGAATGCCTTAAATGAAGGCACAATTACTACAGAAGAATTTGCTAAAGTAGTTGGTGGACGTGCAGGTCCTCTTATACAATCACAGTTTGGTAAAATAAATGACAGTGCTGAAAAGATGCAAGAAACACTTGATGATGTTGCACAAAACTCAAACATTGTTAGTTTAGAATCAGCACAACAAGCAGAAGCATTCAATGATAATATTGGTAGATTAAAAGAAGGTATGGGTCAGTTACTTACTGATGCCATTCAACCTTTGATGCCAGTGTTACTTAGACTAAGTGAAGAAATATTAGCTAAAATGCCAGCTATAATTCAAGGCGTACAAGGCGCACTTAGTACTCTACAACCAGTATTTCAATTACTTGGTACATTACTTACAGAAGTAGTTTGGCCTATTATGCAAAAGGTCTTTGAAGTACTTGGTCATATTGCAACAGCAATTACACCACTTATTGAAACTGCATTACCATTACTTAAAGAAGGATTCCAATTTATTGTTGATGTAGCAACCAGCATGTGGAACATAATGAAGACTGTTTATGAAACTGCGTTACCAGCACTTGAAACAGGATTCAATGCATTAAAAGCTATTGTTGATACAGTTGTTGAAACATTCAATAGAGCAGTTGCAGGCCTACAAGCAGTTAAAGACAAAGCAATAGAACTTAAAAATGCTACAGTAGGTGCATTTGATGATATGAAAGCGGGTGTTGTTGACAAAGCAAATGGTATGTATGACGGCGTAGTAAACGGCGCAGATAATATGTGGAATTACTTGGTTGGTAACAGTGTTTTTCCAGACTTACGTGATGCAGTTATTGCCTCATTCAGAGACATGAAGCACGGAAGTGTCAGTGAAATGAACAGCATGGCAACACAAGTTAACCATTCAGCAATGACAGGTGCA